CTTATGACAACACTCACTTTGTTGGTGATGACAACAACCACTTCATTGCCGAGCAATTCACCCATGATTTTGTTGTCAAGGTGGATGCACACTCCAACTCGCCTATTTTTATGGAAGATTCCAGGGAACTGGCGTTCAAGTTGTTTGAGGCCAAGGTTATTGACCGCACTCGTCTGATTGACTTGGTGGATCCTCCTATGAAACAATTGTTGAAAGACGATCTGGTGAAAGCAGAGAAAAAGGAAGCGCAAAAAGCAGCAATGCAGCCTCCTCCTCAAGCTAAACCAGAGCAACCAAAAAAAGGTGCATAATGGTCACGATTAGAATTGGCGCTGTTGGCAAACCGGAAGTCAAAAGGAGTTCCATGTATACTCGCAAAATCAAACGTGGTCGCAAGACCCGTAGGTAATTCCCCGCAAGGAATGGGTTATGGCTGCTTCACCCTAAGTAAGTGGCCGCTGTTTGAAAGGTCATTAAAATGGCACGTAAAGCTCGCAAAGGCCGCAAGAGCCGCAAGTAATCTGGCGGGGTAACACCCTCCAGAGAACCTTGGTTCTTCCCCTCTCATTGGACGTTGGAGAGATGAACTAACGTCCACCAATTGAATTGAGGATTGATATGGCAACGGACAGAATGATGGACTTGATTAAGCAGGGGCAAGCTCAAGGGCAGTCTCCTGAAGATTCCAATTTGCCCACACCAGATCAGGCTGGCTCTGGCCCTGATTCTGGTACGCCTCCTATGGCGTCTGCCATGTCTACGCCTGAACCCAAAATGGGAAGCAAGGAAGCCGCCAACGTCAACTTGCAAATGGCTATGGATTTGATGGAGCAATCGCTGCCTGCGCTTGGTTCCGAATCTGAAGAAGGCCAAAGCATCATGAAGGCGCTCAGTTCCTTGCACAAGGTTTTTGGCAAACGTGAATCCAAGAATCGTGAACTGATGCCAGCAGAAATTTTGCAAATGATTCAAACTCTGCCACAAGCTGGTGGAGCAACGCCCGAGCAGCGTAGCATTGCTCAAGCACCCGTACCGGGTATGTCTCAACCTCCCATGCAAATGTAACTGGAGAATATCTTGGAAATCTTCAAGCCGAAAGGCAACCCTTCTATCCGCAAGCCGACTGACAACAATATGCAGAACGGCCAAGTTTTCAACCCGCCTCGGTTTAGTCAAATCGGTGGTGGCTCGGACGGTACTGCGATCAAAAGCCGCATGACCAAAAACAAAATGACGCTTGAGAAGCCAGGCGGCACTCGTCGCGTTGTTTGATTTACATAGGGGATAACCATGTCACTTGAAGATATTTCTTTTGAGGCGCGAGATGAACTTGCGTCTTTGTCTCGCCGTTTGTCGGAAGACCCATCAACTCGAAAAGAGTTTTTGCGTCTGACCAAAAAGGTTCGGCCTGATTTGCCAATTCCTGAGTTGGACATTGAAGACCGTGCCATGTCTCTGATGAGCAAGTCGGAAGACCGTGTTGCTCAGATGGAGGCAAAGATGGCAGAGCGTGACGCTATTGACAAACTCAAAGAGCGTCGGGCAAATCTTCTGAAAAGTGGTTTGGTCAAGTCAGAAGCAGAGATTGAAGAAGTGGAAAAAGTCATGATTGACAAAGGCATCCACAATCATGAAGCTGCTGCTGAATATCACGCATGGATGAAGCAGGCAGCAACGCCTACTCCAACTGGATACAATCCAAATCCATTGAGGCAGTTTGATATGTCTGCGTTCCGCAAAAACCCTGTGCAAGCTGCAAGGGATGTTGCCGCGCAAGCATTGAATGAAATTCGTCGTCCTACACGCCCTATTGGTTTGTAAGATAATTCGGTAAACAGGGGATTGTTTTTAGGAGATTATTATGCCTATTGGTGGCGGTCTTTTGCCAGCAGCGGGTTCGGCGCAATACACTGAGTTGTCTTACGTAACTCGTCGTGCGTTCATTCCCAAGCTCGTAGTTCAACTCTACAACTCAACTCCCCTGCTTGCCGCTTTGCTGGCAAACAGCCAACAAGCATCTGGCGGCGTGTCGTCGGTCACTGCACCTGTTCAAGGTTCGCAGATGGTCACTTCGCAGTGGTCAGATTACTCTGGTTCGTTCAATCAGCCTTCTGTTCAGACTGGTATCACCAACGCTGAATTCAACTTGAAGCTGATGATTGCTCCTGTGCCTTTTCTCGGCATGGAAGGCGCAATTCAACAAGACTACGCCATCATCCCGCTGATTGAAGCCCGGATGAATGACGCTGCCAACTCGATGATGGATTCGATGGCGACCTCGCTGTACAACAACACCACCAACGGTCAACAATTCATTGGCCTGCCTGGTGCTATTGATGACGGCACAACCCTTGCCACCTACGGCAACATCAACCGTACCACCAATATTTGGTGGAAGTCCAAGCAATACGCTGCAGGCTCGGTCAACCCGACTCGTCAGAACTTGCTGCAGTACATTTCGGGTACTGTGAAGAACTCCGCTGAAGTTCCGACTTTTGGCGTGTGTGGCTTCGGTACTTGGACGCTGCTGGCTCAAGACTTCGTTGGTCAAGAATCGTATGTCATTACCCCAGGTAAAGGCGTTGGTTTTGACAATGACGCTGATGGCCCTCAGTCTGGTTTCCGCGCCTTGATGGTTGCCGGTGTGCCAATTTACCCGGATCCATACTGCCCTGAAGGTACTGTGTACCTGTTGAACAGCAACTACCTGTCGTTGTACATCCATGAGATGGGTTCGTTTGCCTTCACCGGCTTTGAATCAACTCTGCCAAACTGGCAAATCGGCTATGTTGGCGCAGTGCTGACCATTGCTGAACTTGTTGTCACCAAGCCCAAGTCAATGACGAAGGTGACGGGTTACAACTCACTGACCATTTAAGGAGAAAACAAAATGGGAATTAACATCATTGGTTACGGGCCAAAAACCGCATCCAGCCCAACCAGCGCGATCAACCTGCCCTCGGGCGGCACCTACGTTATCCCCGCTGGTCAATATCAACTTCTGCTGGGTGCTTACACCTTCTTGCAGTGGTTTGACCCGATCACCCAACTGTGGCGCGTGTTTTCCAGCCCAGCACAATCTGACAGCACGATCATTAGTTCGGACGGTTTTAACTACCGTTTGGCTAATCTGACCGGCACTGTTGTTGGCGCATCTGTGACCAACGCTGGTACTGGCTACACCAACGGCATTTACCCGCCTGCATCACAGCTTGGTACTGCCACCGCTCCCTCGGTAACTTTTGCCGCTGGTGGTGGTTCTGTGCTTGCCAAAGGTACGCTCATTGTTGGTGGTGCAATCAACTCGACTGTGACCATTACCACCGCCGGTTCTGGTTACACGCTGCCTCCGACTCTGGTTATCTCCAACCCGCCTGCTGGTGGCGTTCCCGCTACGGCGACTTGCACCATTTCTGGTGGCGCAATCAATGCTGTGACCGTGACCAACCAAGGCGCAGGTTACACGGCGGCTCCGACCATCACGGTGGTCAACCAGGCTCTGGACACGACTGGTAGCGGCGGTGTTTTGACCGTCAACGCAACCTTGGCTGGTTCTGGAACTGTTACCGCAATCACGGTTCCAATCAACGGCGTTGGTATGACCTCTGTGCCTGCCATCACGTTTGCCCCTGCTTCCACTACGGCTGCAACGGCGATCATGTGCTTTACCATCACTGCTGGCGTGGCTCAAACCTCGGCAAGCAACATGGGTACGGGCAACATTGGTTTTGCTGGCGGTAACTTGGCGGCAACACAATCCACCAACACCAACCCAGCAATCACTACTGGTTTGTTTGTTCCTCGGATTGCAACCACTGGTTTCAACACCACTGCTGGCGGCGGCATTACCTTCAATGACTCTGGTTTGCACCAGACCATCCCTGCTGGTATTGCTTACGCTGTGTTGTCCAGCGGAACCATTTCCGCAGCCGCAACTGCGGTGGCTCAAACTGTTGGCGGTGTTTCAGATATCAGCTATCTGTCGCAATACTAAGGAATTGACATGGCATCATCTCGCGTTGCAAATAAGCTGCCAAGTCAGTTTGGTAGCATTCTGCTGGCAGTTGTGCCAAGTTTGAACTTGAATGCAACGGGCGATACGTTCGTTGCTTTTCCTGATACGCCGACCAAGTTCCGGGTTCGGGCCATTGCAATGACCAATGGCTCGATCAACCCAACTACGGCTCGGTTTACTGTTCAAACGGCTGCTGCTGCTGGTGGTACTGCTGTGGTAACTTCTGTTACGCCTTCGTTGGCTTCCACTGCTGTTGTGCAAGATTTGAGCATTGCGTCTACCAACGCATTTTCTCAATCATTCCTGTACATCAACGTAGGTACGGCACAGGGCGCAGCAGCAACTGTTGACCTGTACATCTACGGCGACATTCTCACTGCTTGATATGTGGATCACCAACAATAGTGAAAAGAATCTTGAAGATGGATACGATGGCAAGCGTTACACGTTTGTTGTTGGACAATCTTTGGAAGTACCAACTATTGTTGCGAGACACATTTTTGGTTTTGGTGACGACGATAAACGTCCTTACCTCATCCGCTTAGGCTGGATTTACAAATCCGACGATTACGATTCTGCTGTTGAAAGGCTCAATCAGTTTTCGTTTTCTTCTGAAAAGCCTGGGCAACCCGTCCACTCGTTATCCCCGGTGGTTGATACTGAGCCAGTCCCCATGTCTAAACGGCGTGGGGCTGGCAAGGTTCAACTTGTGGCTTAACACCATGAGGAAGATATGGCACTCGCTGACTACATCACTGAATGTCGTAGACTCCTGCATGACGCAACGGGTAATTTCTACACAGACACGGAACTGACTGACTACATCAATGCTGCAAGGCAGCGTGTAGTTCGTGATACTGGTTGCCTCCGTAGTCTGCAATCTTCTTCGGTCATCCAAGGCCAAGAAGTTATTGCGACCAGTGCTATTCCAGGTGGCAGCAACACGCTGGACATTATTGGCATCAATCTGATTTGGGGCAACACCCGAATCTATCTTCGGTATCTTCCTTGGACTCAGTTCAATGCTGAGTTGCGCTATTGGCAGAACTATCAAGGCAGGCCAATTGCTTTTTCAATGTATGGGCAGTCCTCAATTTACATTGGCCCTGTACCTGACCAGACGTACAGCATTGAGCTAGATACGATTGTTCTGCCTGCCGGATTGTCGGTGGCATCCCCAACAGAAACCATTCCTGATCCGTACACCGCACCAGTTGCGTACTATGCCTGCCACAAAGCCAAGTACAAAGAGCAGGCTTACGGTGAATCTGAAATCTTCAAACAAGAATACACGAACCAAGTTAGGGCAGTATTGTCGAGCGTGTTTACCCGGCGTCTGTCTACACCTTACTCTATGGGGTAAACATGGCAAGGAAAAAAGGCCCAAATCTTTCTGTTGGCAGAGGCGAAAAACGATCTGTTAGCAAAGGCGGTGGCTTGACTGCCAAAGGTCGCGCCAAGTACAACCGTGCTACCGGCAGCAACCTCAAGTCTCCACAAAAGTCTGGGCCTCGACATAAAGCGTTTTGCGCCAGAAGCAAAAGCTGGACAGGTGAGCGTGGCCGTGCTGCGCGTAGAAGCTGGGGTTGCAGATGAAAACCCCTAAGGCAAAGCGCGGGTTGTACTACAACATCAACAAGCGCCGTAAAGCAGGTTTGCCAGCAAAGAAGCCTGGACAGAGGGGTTACCCTACGGCTGCATCATTTAAACGCTCCAAGAAGACCGCTAGAAGGTAGGTCAATCAATGGCAGCGCAAGAACAAAAGAAGGGTTACCACGTCACCAAAGATTTTGCTGGCGTCAACACCAAAGCCAACAGAACGGCAGTCAAAGAAGAAGAGTTTGCGTGGCTTGAGAACGCCATGCCGATTGGTCACGGCAACATCAGGATCGTACCCGCTCCAAGCGCAGTTGATAGCATTACGTTTACCAACACAGTGTCTTACACGGTATATGGCAACATTGGTACAACCAATTATTTCATGGCATTCCAGACAGATGGAAGCTGTGAAGTAGTCAATCTGACCACCAACACCAAAACAAGCATTGCTGCTGCTGGCACGTTTTCTGCATCAGGAATGTCTGCCACCAACTGGAACAACACTCTTGTTTTAATCATTGACCCTGTAAAAGGATACTTTACATGGGATGGCACAACACTCAAGACGTTCACTGGTGCTATCCAAGCGTTGACGATTTCCAGCCTTGGTAAAAATTACACCAAGTCTCCAATACTTAGCTTTTCGTCTGGTTCTGCTGCGGCAACCACCACCATATTTTTGACGCAAGTAGAACACAATGTAGGTGGTTCTAATTACCGAGTTGGTGATGTTCTAAACATTTCAGGCGGCACATACACCACTCAAGCAAGTCTTATTGTTACAAGTGTTAGCGGAACAGGAGCGGTAACTGGAACTGCCGTTAATAATGGCGGTGTTTATACGGTTGCCCCATCAACACCAGCAGCTACTGTCAGTCTTAATGGTTCAGTTGGTACAGGATGCACTGTTGGCGGTGGAGCAAAAATATTCACCTTTAGCATTCTTGCGGCAACCATCACCAACGCCGGGTCTGGATACAGCAGCGCACCCACTGTAACAGTCACAAACGCACCATTAGACACGACAGGCGCAGATGGCGCTGTTACTGCGTCTATCACTGGTGCGCCGTCTACAGGCTCTGCAATTGCTTCGTTTGCTGGCCGTGTTTGGATTGCGAATGGTCGAAGAATCTACTACTCGTCTTCAATCAGCCCAACAGATTTTGTGACGGTATCTGCTGGCAACATTGAGCTAAATGATGCAACACTGATTGGCAACATCACCAATCTTGTCAGCGCAAACAACTTCTTGTACATCTTTGGTCAAGATTCAATTAACGTGTTTTCTGATGTGCATGTTG